AGGTGACCTCCGAATCATCCATGAGCTTCTTTTTATACTCACGTGAGAAAGCAATCATTTTACCTTCGTCGTTAAAGAACGGGTATAGTTTATCACCTCTGAATGGAGACCATAACACGCTTTTCAGTTTCTTGGTGGGCTTGACCTTGCCACCGAACGTAGTCTTAACTTTCTTCCAAAACTTTGCCCAAAACGAATCATCATCGGTAACATACCAATATTCTGCCGCTTCTTGTTCGGAGAGCCAGGCACGGACAATCTTCTTGTTTTGGTATTTGATTTTGTTGGATTTAAATACAGCCTTTACCGCATCCAGCAGCTTCTTTTCATCATCATCAGTTGGAGTGCAATCCATAGACGGTTCTGTGCCGACTGTAAAAGCAGTTTGGATGTTCACGATATCCTGTTCCAATGGAATGGAGATACGGTTCACCGGTTCAGTCTTATACTTTGCTTCGATTTCATAAGTCTTACCCGTTTTTTCATCGAAGTGCTTCTCTGCTTCTTTTTCAAGAACCTTTCTGTCCGGATATTTCTTTTTGTCAACCATGATTTCATGTCGTTCCGGATTCCAATCATCCCAAAGTTTGCAACGGTCGGGAAGTTCAGTCTTCCTACCTTTCTTCAGGTAGTTTATCTTCTGCCCGATGTCAGGCAATGCTAATATTTCTTCTAAATTCAATGGCATAGTTTATATTTTTAATGTGTGAATATTCCTGTTAAATCTTTCGGCTTCTGAATCTTACCAAGAAGCTCACCCAATACATAGTAACGTACAGCATCTATACAATTATGCACGAGAACCCCATTAGCAAAATATTCATGTTCACCTTCAATGGTCAAATCATATACCTCGCAATAGCTTTCACTTATTGTTTTTACGTCTGTTACTTGCTTGCAGTTTATGTGCGCATTCTTTTGAACAGCATTTGGGCTTAAGATACTTGTTCCCCATGAATGTGATTCCGCAGTATTGGCACACCATTTCTGTCGTACATTTAGGCGAGGTGTACTGCCATTTGTGATGGCATTTCTTTGAGCAAAATCGCTGATGAACATTTGTTGCTGTGAATCGTCCGCCACATTGCTCGCACACTCTCTCTTCGCTCTGTAATCGGGCAATTGCCTTAATTCTTCTTTGATTCCAATTTGATTTTGTATATGCGCCTTTTGTGTTAAGACCCATTCTGACAATATTGTCAATTTTCTCCGGATGTAGCCTATTATGTTCACTTCTTGAAACCGCTTCAAGGTTTTCAATCGAGTTATTGAGCGGATTGTGGTCAATGTGGTGGATAATCTTTCCATTCGGAATTTCCCCATGATAGAATTTGTAAACGGCATGATGCAGCATCTCGCTCTGTTTGTTTCCGTGTCCAAATTTCCAATAGTAATAATTGGGGTGTTTCCCATTTGGATACCGTTTGTACACTCTCCCGTTAAATTCGATAGAACAAACAACTTGTCCCCTTTTGTTAATTTTCCGTACTTCTTCCATTTTCCGTTTGCGTTAAATTTATGTTCTAAGGTAGCAAAAAATGTTCGTTTTTCAAAGCCTATAAAGACTTCTTTTTCAATTACTTTTCTTACTCCGTTATTGTGTTTCTTAAGCACTTTTTTATAACCATTTCGTGTAAGAACATAATCCCCGACCCGAATATCCTTGATAGGAATATCGCCATTTATGGTAGTAATCAGTGTGTCTCCACGAAAGCAGTGGTTGTTTGCATCCACTGGAGTGTTTATATACCTTCCGTCTTTATCTTTATCCCATACATAATTCCTCAGCTCATTTTGCAGGTTGTATGAACGCTTGGTTACGAAAATTTCAAGACTTTGCATTTTGTCAATTCCTGCATTGATTGATCCAGCACCTTTTTCGACGGCATATATCCTTATTCCCCCGTTATGGATTTCTTGTATCAATCTCGGATCTGCGCTATCGGCAATAGTTTTCATGCCCCAGGGTCTAAGCGATTTGACTATATCGGTTGAAAGCAATCCGGTTCGGTAATCTACTTCGTCAAGATATAGTCTATTATCCCATATTCCGCACCTAACTATCGCTGTGGGGTCCATGCTATACCCAAAGTCCAGCCCTATGCCAACTTTTTTGCATTCAGCCGGGAACTCGTCAACAATTCCCCACTTCTTGAACACAGCACCTTCTGCAACGTCAGCCCACCGGCCGATAACCACATGAGCATACTTTTCAGGATTACTCACCTTCATATCTTCCACCTCTTTCAGGAACTCAGGAGAAAGGTTATCCAAGTTATCAAAATACGTAGTATGGATATGGAGCACATTCGGATGAGTGGAAATCTGAACCTGCACACCGTCAATTTCTACCAGCTTGTGAGTTTTCTCAATGTATTTCTTGTAGATGAAGTGATTGGAATCGCATGGGTTCATTATAATGATAATCCGGTTCTGAATACCCTTCTTGCGAATGGAGAGCATTATCTTGTCGAACTCATCTTCGCTTGTCCACTCTTCCGCTTCATCGCAGACAAAAGTCGTAATGCCTTGAATGGATTTCAGTTTTGCTGTCTGGTTTCCGGAAGAAGTCTTGATACCCCGAAACATGATACGGCTCTTAGTCATCTTATTGACTATGTCCGTCTTTGTGGTCTTGAAATATTTCGTGGTACCGTCCAAATCTATCTTCTCCATCATTTCGGGGATGATAGACATACCGGCAGAAACCATCGTGTAACGGGTGTAAAGAATCTGATGAACTATTTTCTCTACGGGAGTCATTTCAAAAGTCAACCGCTCAATAAAGGTAGAAGCATTGAAAGACTTTCCCGAACCACGCCCACCGGTAATAAGAATTATAAATTTTTCCTTATCCTCGTATAATGGATGGTAAATTTCTTGAGGTACTATCATTTCAGCTTGTCTTTAATCCAAGAATCAATGTTAATGCCATGCTCTATGTCTGTTGGAATATCAGCGTCTTCATCTTGTTTGCGCTCAATCTTTCTCCAATCTTCATCATGGTGGTACAGCCAAACGGACATTGCTTGCAAATTAGGAGCCAACTCGCTTTCGCTTACTTGTAATTCATCTTCGCCCGTCAAATTCCCTTCTGAATCACGGAGCTTTCTTACCACGGTGCTTTTGGTTTTTATGCCACCGAGAGCCATTGCAAGGAATTTAGCCCTTACAGTGGCATTGATTGTCGCGCGCCCACGCGCTAAGACTTCGGATATTTCGGTGTACTCACTTTTCTTTTCGCAGAATGTTTGAGGCAAAATCCCTATGGCATAAGCAATTTCCTTGTCAGTGAATCCCTTTTTGGCATACGATTCCACGAGAGAAAGAAATTCCTCGCTTGTATAATCAAACTTAGGCTTTCTTCCTCCTTTACCTTTTCTATTTTGAGATTCACTATTGCTCATAATTTTAACCGTTATTGTTACCCATATAGACACGGCGAGAAATTGGCTTGTTTCCATAGACATCAACTCCTCTTTTTGAGAAATAGCTATCTATTTTCTCAGCATATCTTCCCATTATGGATTTCGTTCTATCCCTTATGTTTCTTTGTCTTGCAGAACCTAACCCGTATTGTCTTCCAGCGTTGTACATTATTCGTCTGGACTGCTGATATAACTGGCTATATGTTTTCTTTCTAACTCAGCTTTCCTCCCAATAATTAATCTATTCTTTCTACTTGTTCATCAAAAACTTCTCCCTTTATAAACTTCATATCTGGTTCATACCCGAACCTTTCGCAGAAAGCGGCTTTAGCTTCATAGGTATCGAAGGACAACATCACATAGGCATCCATGTTCTCAGCTTGCTTCTGTGCGTTTTCTTTCACCTGATGCTTGACCTCTTTCATGTGGGCTACCTTTTCAGCACGTTCCAACTGTTTGGCGGCTTTATCGGCTTCTTTTTGTTCTGTTACAGGCGACATCATGCTTTCCAGTTCGTCAGCAATGGAGCTTTCTTCTTCGGTCTGCAAAAGAAAATCAACCCCAATCATATTCAAGTCGGCATCCGTCAATCCTGCATCTTTCCAGTCAATATCAGGAACAATACGGGCAAGAGCGTCAAAATCCCAAGAACCTTGTGCATTAGGGTTGTTCATTAGAATATTCAACTCCTTTTCCTGCTGTTCGTCCACGTCAATGACATCGACACGAATGCGATAGTCGTTATCGGGAAACTTTTGTAATTCGTCCATGACAGACAAACGCTGGTGCCCACTGACGACTGTAAGCCCCGTACGCTTATTCACAACTATTCCACCTACCAATCCGAATTTCTTGATACCACGCTTTAATGCTTTGCGTGATTCATCGGAAAGTTTTCTCGGATTGTAGTCTGCAAAACGAATGGCAGAACGGTTAAGTTCTACCGATTCACTCTTGATATATTTACTTAGTTCCATACATATTACTTTTGTTGATTATGATACTCCCAAAGTACTCTTTCAGCCATCGGGAAAGTTTTGTAAATTCTCTGTAAGTCCTGTGGATAGTTCTTCTCCATCCAAAGCATACAATCAAAATTGAAGCCTACTCCCGAACTGGCTTTCAATGAATACCGAACTGGTTCGGGTAAATTATGCTGCCTCATATAAGCAAGAATATCCTTTTGTGTCCAATCAGCTAAAGGATAAACCATACCGTTATTCTCGTAGCCGTTTACCTCATACCCTTTCAACATAAGTCTACGATTCATACCGTCAGCTTTTTTCATGCCCAAGAATGTATAATAAACTCCATGAGTAAGTTGCATAGCCTTTACCACATCTGCCAACTTCAACAGCTTTACTTTCTGATTTGGCACACAATACATACCGCCACGGAGAATATAAGTGAGATTCCAATGTGGTACTTGAACAAACTCTATTTTCGGATATTTGGCTTTAGTCCAGTTTATCCAACGGTTAATATGTTCCAAATTCTTAACGAAATACATGAACACGCAAACAATCCGGTCAAACTTCGGATAGACTAAATCAAGCAGAACAAGCGAATCTTTACCAAGTGATAAAAACAGTAAAGCCTCATTCGATTTTACCCGAATGAGGTCTATATATTGACTCGCTTGTTCTACTTTGTTCATAGCTAGCCACCACTTAAACCAAATGAAGTACGAAGATCACTGTAACGCTGTCTGCGTGATCCTAACTGTGTGGCACTTGCTGTACCTCTACGATTGGCAACCAATCTACCACCTGCCCCTGCACCATTCATATTTCTGCGAGGCCCGGCTACTCTGTTAATTCTTCTTGCGACTCTGCTTTCTAATTTTAAAAGTTAAACAAATCAATCTATATGTTTTTCTAATATCTTGCCCAAAGTATAATTCATTTGTGCAGCAAGATATTCTTCGCCTTGATGTTCGTAAACAATATCATTACCGTTTTCATCTGTGAGAATAACAGCTTCTGCTGCTTTCACTTCAACGATAATATAAGGACGTTTACCTGTATATGCACCTGTCAGAAGCTTGATTGCATCGTACTTGATAGGCTTCAATTCTACCTCACCTTCTTCAGGCAGTTCTGCATCAGCCGGATATTCTTTACCGCCACATAGGTAAGTGATATACTTCTTAGCGTTAGTTGGTCTGATTTCACGGTATTCGTGGGTTTTCTTGCCTGCCAAGATTTCATCGAAATACTTCTGTTTGATGCTTAATGTAAGAATGTTCATAATCGTGTCAAATTTAAATTAATACTCAATAGTTGCGGGGGGCTGAATCGAACAACCGACCTTCACCAAGTCAAAGTGAAAAGCTACCACTGCTACACCCCGCGATAGTACCCCAAAGGTACTACCACAACCAAAGATAACGAAATATCTTCAATCGTTATACACGACAATCGGCTTATTGTCGTGAACTAAGCCATTTATCCCGTCTTTCTCTACACGCCTCTAAGGTAGGCGCACAACAAGAAAAAAGTTCACCGCTTTCAGTACGGTAGTCGTACTGGTACATTCTCACTCTTTTTACCTCTCAACCTGGTGTTGTAGGTAGTGTAATTCTCTTTGCCGGGCTGGCATACGCTGCAACCGTTTACATTTATTGAGTTCATAATTCAAGTAATTGTT